CCTGCACCTGCGCCGACCCCTGCACCTGCGCCGACCCCTGCACCTGCGCCGACCCCTGCACCTGCGCCGACCCCTGCACCTGCGCCGCAATCGCCAATGGCGTCTATGGCGGGTTTTCTGGCTTCCCAGCCCGAAGTTAAGGCTAAAGCTAAGCCCGAAGTTAAGGCTAAATCCAAGCCCGAAGCTAAGCCCGAAGCTAAGCCCGAAGTTAAGGCTAAAGCCAAGCCCGAAGTTAAGGCTAAATCCAAGCCCGAAGCCAAACCTGCGCCGAATACCAAAGTAGAAACCAAGGCTAAACCAAAGCAAAAAACCGAAGCGGCTGCGTCTGTTCCGGAAACTGAAGACAGATCCGTATTCCTAGAGCACGAGGGTGATACCTACGAAATCCCGGTCGTGCCGGCTGTAATAACGTCTGGAAAAAACATTGGGCAGAAGATCCCCGGCAAGTGGAAGCCTAAGCGCCCACTCCCTCCGTCATTTGCCGAAAAACTCAATGAGGTTTTAAAGAAAGAAGGCGACGCAGCGGTCAAGCCGGCTTCTTTCCGCGCGGTCAAGAAAGCTACAGAGGCACAACCCGCGCCTATTGATCTTGCTGAGGCGCAGGCGCGTATTGATGCGCTCAAGGTGCCGGCGGGGCTTGACTTCCGCTACTTCCCGACCAAAACGAAGCTGCCCAAGCGCGTGCTGGACTACATGGCCTTGCAAAAGGCTGATCCAGACACTGTGAAGGGGGGCGTGCTGCCGGCCAAGCTACAAGCGGACGGGACCGTATCGAATGCGTTTGTGTTCATTATTGGGGAAAACCATCCAGACATGGTCGACCTCGAAAAGACCATTGTCCACGAGCTAATCGGCCACGCTGGGTTTGAGTCGTTTGTTGGCGACAAAGGCATGGAGTCCCTGCTCGACAAGACCCCCGACGTTCAGGCGCTGGCAGACAAGCTGAATATTCCCCGCGAAGGAATGGCTGGGTTGACCGGGCGCAAGCTCGACATGCAGCTCCTCAAGGAAATTGTTGCTTACACCGAAGAAGCGCGGGTTGACGCCAGCCTGATGCAGAAGGCCGGTACGTTCATCAAGGAGATGGTTGGCGCGCTACGTGCGGCGCTCAAGCGGATGGGGCTGGTCGATACGGCCAAGATGTCCACGTCCGACCTGTTCTATCTGATGCGGCAGTCCCGCGCTGCATTCAACTCCGGCAAACCGCTGGCTGAGTTTAGAGGGACCGGCGCTGTATTATTTAGGGTCGGAGAACGCGCTAAGTACGCCAAAGACATCCCAGAGATTCTGACGCGCAAAGACAGCGCAATCATTGGCGAGCGCAAAAGTGCTCTGGATCGCGCGCGCGCTAACCTGATGGGGCTCAACTTCACCGTACAGTACATAGACCGCGTTGCTGCGCATGAGGAAATCGGCCGTCGCGGGCTTGCTGAAGGTCTGATTGATTCCGTCAAGGCGATGGACCTGACGTACTTCATGAAGATGTACGACAACCGCAATAGCTATGTCTCAGAGGTCGCAACCCGAGGCCCCCTTACCCTTACCAAGGATTCAACCGGCGCGACCATAATCGAGAGCAAAGCCGGCGCCAATTTGAAGCAGCTTGCCGAAGCGCTTGCAAAATCCAATGTGGGTAACAGCGAGGCTACCGATACGCTGTTCAAGAAGTACATGGCCGCCGAGCGGGCACTGGGTGTTGACGGTGTCGGCATCGACAAGCTCAATCTTGACCAGAAGTACGACCTGGCCGAGTTGAAGGCGGCGCTAGAGTTTGGGCGGGCTAACCCGGCTTTCCAAGAATCGCGGCAGGTCTACAAGGACTACAACCGGGGGCTGATCGAGTTTGCGGTCGAGACGGGCTATATCTCCGAAAAAGACGCTGCTGGCTACCTCAAGGGCGACTACGTTTCATACTACCGGGTCAGCAGCAAGGGCGCCGTGGACCTGTACGTTGGCGGCGAAAACCCTATCCGCATCGGCAACATCAGGAGTCAGCCTAACCTGAAAGAGCTTGTTGGCGGCAAAGATCCGGTGCAGGGCTTTTTCACGGGCGCGCTGCAAAACACGGCGCTGCTGACGACCGCAGCGCTTAACAATCTGGCTGCGCGCAACGTAGGGTTTACCCTTGCGGAACTTGGCATTGCTAAGAAAGTATCGGCAGGCACCACCGGACCGGACATTATCCACGCAAAGATTAAAGGTGCGATTCAATCGTGGCGCGTTGACACCGCCGCCAAGGAAGAACTCTTCGGCGACATCCCGTCTGAGCTTGTCGTAAAGGCAATGGAGGGTATCTCCACCACGCTGCCCGTTGCGCTGCGCGTGCTTGGCATTCCGACCAACATCCTGCGCAAGTTCGTAACCCGCGATCCGCGCTATGCCCTTCGTGGAATTGTTCGTGAATCGCTGATGGGCGCGTTCACTTCCGGCGCTAATTACAAGCCTGTGGTGGACACGCTGGGTGAAATCGCCAAGATGGCGCAGGGTAAGAGCAAGACGTACGCTACGTTGCAGAGCCGGGGTGTCGTCGGTGGGCAGGTCATCGCCGGTATGCCTGACGACATGCAAAAAATCCTGTTGCAGATGACCGCCGGGAAGCCCGGATGGGACTATGGCATGGCCAAGTTCGACGCTATGGCTATGGCAGGCGACGCGGCGACGCGCGTCAACATGTACAACTCGTTTCTCAAGCAGGGGTTGGGGGAGCGCGAGGCCACGCTTGCGACGCTGGAGTCGATGAACTTCACCAAGCGCGGACTGTCGCCCAGCATACAGATGCTGCACATGCTGATCCCGTTCTTCAACGCGCAGATCACGGGCCTCAACGTCTTGTATAAGGTGCTGGCAGGCAAGGCTCCTGAGCAGGTCAAGCTCCGCGTCCGCCAGAAGTTCATTACTCGCGGCCTGATGATGGCAGGCATGACGCTAGCCTACACCGCGCTGATGGGTGATGACGACGAGGCGTACGAGAACGCTACGCCGGAGCAGCGCCTCGGCAATTGGTTTGTCCGGCTGCCCGGGGTTGACGAGCCGGTGCGCGTGCCGATCCCGTTTGAAGTCGGCTTGCTGTTCAAGGCGCTGCCCGAAGCGTTGATGCACATGGCCGGCAATGATTCCAAGTCGGACCAAGCTGTCAAGGGACTGATATCGCTTGCAAAGAACTCCATACCCGGGCAGTCGTCTTACTTCCTGCCGCAAGCCATTAAACCGGCGATTGAGGTGGCGCTCAACAAGAGCATCTTCGGCGGGTATCCGGTCGTAAGCGGCAAACTTGAGAACCTTCAACCGTGGCAGCAGTTTGACGAGAAGAGCACCGGCTTCGCCAAGTTGTTTGGAGAAGCGCTCAATGTGTCGCCGAAGCAGGTAGACCACCTCATCAACGGCTACTTCGGGACGCTCGGTACCAGCTTGGTTCGTCTTGCTGACTTTGCGTCGGGAGGCACGGCTGTTCCGCAGCCGACTGCGCGGGTCAGTGACTATCCTGTTCTCGGCGGTCTGTTCCAGCCCAAGGACGCCAGCGGCGTCGTGCAGCTTGCGTTCGAGGAAGCCAAGGCCAACGAGCAGGCGATGGGCACCTTCAAGAAGCTGGCGGAGACTGATCCGGAGCGGGCGCGTACATTCCTGGCTCAATATGCCGGGCAGATCGCTGCATCTTCGGCGGCCGGGACGCTACGCCAGACAATCGGTGAGATCAATGCAGCGGAGTCCATCGTTCGTGCTAATCCGGATCTTTCTTCGGAACAGAAGCGCGAGTACCTCGACCGGCTGCGACAGATCGAAATACTCGTGGCTCGCCAATCGGTTGCCCTGAACAAACAAATAAAACTCCAAGCCGCCCGTTGAGGATGCCGTAAAACGCTTTCGCGCGTACCTTATTTTCAACGGCGCGGCACATGCCAAATTCGCGTGTAGCGTCAAGATCAAGCGCGGGCACAAAGAACCACTGCCCGCGCTTGATGCCCTCCCACGGATATTTAATCCGCGTCGGCCGTTTCATCCGCAATAACCCTAGTTACAACGATGCAGTTGACGCGCATCTGCGGCCCCTTGGTCTTAAGCATGAGGTCGCGCTTGCCGTACGATACTTTGTACAGCTTGCCAAGCTGCGCTTTGAAGTCCGAGTAGCCAAACGACATGGCCGAGCAGTGCGCCTTGAGTAGCTGCTCCTCAACCACGTACACAACGTACCCGGGCTGAACCCCGTGCTCCACGCGCCCGAATATCTGGCTGCGCGTAATGCTCTCGTCCACAACACCGTTATCGCCAATCGTCGCCGCCAGCGATCCATTGATGGCGCGGACCACTACAAACTTGCCGTAGTTGTCTCGTGTAAATGCATTGAGAATATCTTCTGCGTTGCGCACGCTCGCGCGGACGTTGCGTCTGGCGTTGGTTATCAGCTTGCCAACCTCTTCGACAATGGCGCGAACCGGATAGTCCATGATGTTCGCGTACTGTTTGCCGCAGAGGATTGCCCCCGACACAAGCGCGGCGGCCCCAGCGACCCAAAAACGCTCGTCGTTAGTCGCCATATACTCTTTGTACAGCCATGCGTGCGTTTTTTCGACTACGTCCCGCGCGGTTTCCTCGTTGTCGACCAGATACTGCGCAAAAATAGGTCCGGCCACCCCGAAGTTATCCTTCAGCGACTTGATGACGTCGATCTCGTGCTGCTCCCATGCAAGCGGAACGTCCATCGTCATCTCAAGCAAGCGCCGCAGTTCGCCCTCGGAGGAATGCTTGCGCGCCCCCGTCAGGTAGTCGACGACGTGCGTGTTCGAGGACATCAGCGCCAAGCTCTGCCACGTCGACAAGTTAAGCCGCTCCTTGTTGGCGCCAGACTCCATACGCTCCTTGCCGCGCCCCTCGGTCATATCGAACAAGAACGAAGGGAACCACTCAAAGTCTTTGCGGTTCTTGTCCGTGATCTCGTCGCAGATCAGCGGCAGGCTGTTGAGCATACCCAAGCGCTGCTGCATGGCCACGTCGGAAGTCTTCTTACCAACACGATAGTGAACCGGGTGCCCCCACACGCTTGCAGCCAATTCGAGCGCCAGCGACTTGCCCGTGCCGGACTCCGTACTGCCAAGGTGGAATGTCATGCCGTAGAACCCGGTGAACCGCATCAGCGGCGCGCCGAAGCCGACCATGCCCATCGCTAGAATGTCATGCATCCCGCGCTTAATCAGGAGCCTGTTGTACGCGCGCCAGTTGTCGATCGAGCCTTGTGGCTGCGTGCTCTTGTTGATGTTGCGCAACTCCTCCATCGGCACGCGGCGCTTGGGCATACTGGGGCCGTGAATGTGCTCATTGTGGACAAACGAGCCGTCCGGCTGCCACCCATAACTTGACGGCACCTGAACCGTGTGCCGGCTGGCGGATGTCTCCTCTACGCACGCACGGACATATGCGGCCAGATTGCCGTCGTTGCCAGTGCCGATCGCCGCGACAATATTCTGCTCAGCCAAAATCTTGCATGTGTCTAGCGGCGACACTACGGCACGCTGCGGCAGCGTCACCTGCATGGTCCCTGTCGGGCGCTGCGCAATGAGGTGAACCGTGTGCTCGCCGCCGGGGTTCTGGAGAATGTCTACAACAAACAGATCGTATGGGAGCACCAGCACCTGCACGGTGAAGCTATTCTTGTTCTCGTCCTGCTTCTCAACTTCGCGGAATATGCCGCCGTTGCGCCCGTAGCTGAACCCGCGCGGGGGTGTGGGTCGCAGGTTGCTCGGTGCCGGGGGTGCGGGCGGTGTGGCGGGTGGCGCCACAACCGGGATCTCTTTCGCAGCGTTATCGGTGAGGACTACGCGACCCAGCATGAGTGGGTTTGTGATCTTGCTCCAGTGCGGGCACGCCTCGCATATGCCGGGGTTCTCCGAGTCGAACTTGACGCACGGGTATGGCCCCTTGATCTCGGCCAGTTTCTTGTGCATACGCTCGTCGGTGTATGGGTGCAGCCCGCTCAACCACCGCGCTGCCTTCGGCCCATCACTGCACTTCTGCGCGATCGACAGCCACCCACGCCAGAGTGGCTCCATGCCCTCCTCAGCAGCGTTGTCAACGTAGTGCTGCAACTGCCCGCACCCAGTACCTGCCTTGGTCTTGACTAGTATGTCCTTGAACCGCGTTTCGCTGTTCTCGATAAGCTTGACGCTAGACGTCGACATACTGGTCGGACGCTTGCCAGGGATGTTGACAGCCGGGGCCGAGTACGTTTCAACAGCGCCCAGCTTGCTTCCGATCAGCGCCTTGATGTCCTCAAAGGAAAACGTATCCCCGACAGTCTCAAGCGTGACAGGCGCGGCCGGGGTGAACTTGTGGTTGCTCGTGCCAGGAACCCGCAGCACCCGCGCTGCATCGGCCGGGACCGTGTAGTCAATCAGCATCTTGTGCTTGTGCGCTAACCGCTTGAGCGCCTCGGCTGCCGGCTTCCACATTGCCACAGGCACGTTGTCAGTAAGCGGCCAGTACACATGGAACCCGCCACCAGACGACACCACCCACGGCTGGCCGAGTTCACCAAGCCCGCTCTCAACAAGAAACGCCCCAAGCGCAGCAAGCGCGTCATCGCGCGATGTATATACCTTGCCCGCCTTCGCCGCAGACGGCGCCTCAGACACGTCGAAATCCATGAAGAACGAGCGCAGGTACTCCGCGTTCGCCGCCAACCGGCTGCCCGCTTCCTTGAACGACGCAAGAGCGAAATAGACGTCACACTTCGCCGCAGCCCACTTTTCTGCGCTGGTAAGTATCTCCTCAATGCTTTCTGTGAATACGTGCGCTTTCTTCTTGGTCAACTCGCATACGCAATACTGACCAGAGGAAGGGAGCACGGCGGACAGCAACTCCCGTGCATTCGTCATAGTGGCTGCCCCGTCTATACGCTTCTAACAAACTCGGTTAACAGCTCGTCAATATATGCTAGGGATACGCGCAAGCGAGCCGCAAGTTCGTTCTGCCAGTCCAGCGGCAGGCCCGTGGCGATGTCGCCATCCACTGCCTCATCAAGTAACGCTTCGGCTTGGCGCAGCAGTTCGTCGTCGGTCAGGCTACGAGGCTGAATTCTTGACATGCTTTTCTCCATGCCTCTTCGGCGGTTGAGCAGGTAGACATGATGTCGATGAGCGCTTGTACGCGATCTCTATACGCAATCGTCACTTCCCCGCCAGAGAACCAGTTGTAGACAGTCTGGCGTGTAGCGCCAGTTGCGGTTGCCACACGAGACACCGAGAAGTCCAACATCACCGCCCATTTCCCAAGCTTGTTCCCCATGGTGCGGGGCGCTTTGGAAATTGTGAGGCGCATTTTTTGCGAGTAAGGCATAGATAAAAACAGGGGCCGTAGCCCCTGCCCTATTTTAGTTGGGGTGGTTACTCGTCGTCTGCATCCCAGTTGTCGATGACAGACGAAATGCTCGCCGCGCGCTTAGGCGCAGTAGCAGGCGCCGCCTCTTTACGCTTGGTCGGCTCTTCAGGGGCGTCAGCAGTTTCCTCCTCAGCGGCCGGTGCAGGCAGGGCACGCGCGGTCTTGGGGGGCTTGCCAGGGAGAGCAATCGGTGCCGGCGCAGCGACCGTCGGCTCTTGCTTAGCGAACGACATCGTAACGGCCTGCTTGGCTACCTCCGATGCGCCTTTCTCTTGGCACACTGCGTATTCCTCATCGTTGAGCCAGCGCGCCGGCTCGAAGAACATCTTGGGCGCAGTCGCCTTGAGGTCAAACTTCAGCCGAGTCACCAGTGCTTCTGGCGCAATTGACTGAGCGCCAAGCCAGCGCGCGTATGCTTGCAGCGGGCGGTTGCCACCTTCTTCCTTGCCAAAGACTGATGTAGCCGGCGCGGTGATCTGGAGCACGTCGCCCTCGATGTCGTTGGCCAACACAACAGCCAAACGCTGACTGAATCGGCAGGCGCGAGAGTCGCCGCTGCCCGAGCCCTTCACGTTGTTGGGGCAGCTCACGCAACGGTCCGCCGGAGGGTTCTCGATTGACGCATCCGGGCGCTCGCCGTCGGCGGACCAGCAGTCGGGGCCGCTGGCTTGACCTTTAACGTATGTGCCCGCGTAGAACGTGCGGCCAACACTAGGCGCAGCGGCGACAATAACAACGTCGAGGTGGCGGTCCGGAATGGCCGCGATTTCTTTACCGCCGGAGATAAGGCGGAACACGCCGCCTTCGATGCTGATGCGCTTGGAGCTAGCCCCGGCGTTGCCGACAAGTGCCTTCGAGATAGCCGACTGCGCGTTGCGCGCAAAGGCCGGGATCTGCGTAGGATTGAACGTGGTAAGTTCTTTAGACATGAAAAGTGCTTCCTTTAGTTTGCGGTTGGTTTGCGGACTGACACAGTAAACTCCGTCTCGGCGTTAAGGCCGGGCGGTACCAAGGCTGGGTTAGCCTCAAGAAACTGCTGCATGTTGCCCTGACTGATGCGCCGCTCAAACAAGTCCAGTGCGTCGTGCTCGATCACGAACTGCTTGAACGCTGCCCAGTCTTGTGTGTAGAAGCGCTGCTTCTGACCGAGGATGATCGTGCCGTTGTCGGTCCGCGCGGTCTTCATTCCCTGCGCCATCATCTGGTCCTTCATGGCGTTGGAAACGAGGTCTTGCTGAGCCTTCAACTCTTCGATCTTGCCCTCGTACTCTTTGTTGACCGCCTGGATCGTACTGCGGATCTTTATGTAGATCTTGGCAAGACGTTCCAGCGATACGGGTTGCTCGTCCATGGCTCACGTTCCTCTCTTGTAGTGTTGAACCGGGGTCCAGTATGTCAAGTTTTTGACTTTGCGTCAACCTCCTCCTTGTACAGATCTACCAACAGATTGTGCTCTGCGACCCGGCTTTGCAGCTTGGCGAACATCTTGCGCTCGATCTCGCTGCCTTGGATGTGTACCACTAGCACCTTTGTACTATCCTGCCCGACCCTATCGGCGCGGGCGCAACACTGGACGTACGTCTCGACCGACATCACCGGCCCCCAGAACACCACCGTATCCGCAGCGGTCAGCGTCACGCCATGCGCTGCTGCCTGGGGCTGGATGACCAGCACGCGCGGGTTGGGCGTCTCTTGGAACTTTTTGAAGATCAGCGTGCGCTTGGACGCGGGCACGTCGCCGTTTATCTGCTCATTGCTGATGCCGCTGTCCGTCAGGTGCTTGCTGATTGTCTCGATGCTGTGCCGGTATGGCGCGAACACAACGACCTTCCTGTCTGTGTCGTTGACGATCTCCAGCAGCACGGCCAATCGCGGGCTACAGTCAAACTCGATGACCTCATGCGTGTCTGTATACGACGCACCGGCGCTAATCTGCATTAACTTATTGATACTAGCTGCAGCGTTGACCGCAGTGATCGTCTCGCCAGCAGCTTGCACTAGCAAGTGTTCCTTGAGCAGCTTGTAGTATTTCTTTTGCTGCGCTGTCAACTCAACCTCGCGCGTAATCGTTATGACCGGCGGCAAGTCGAGGCACTCTTCCTTTGTGTAGCGTATCGCTGGTTGTAGCGCGCTGTACACGTCGGCTGGGGCGGTGTCCTTCGCGGCCCATTTGAAGTTTGTGATCCTGGACATGACCTTGTCACGCCATGACGCATAAAACTTGGGTACTCCCGCCGGGTTGACCAGCTTGGCCAGTCCGTACGCATCGAGCGGAGACTGCGCGGCCGGGGTGCCCGTCATCATCCACAGCAGCGTCGTCGGCTTCAGAATTCTGTTGAGCGCCTTCCAGCGCTGCGTGTTGACGTTCTTATAGTGCGACGCCTCGTCTACGATAACTAGATCGAACCGATCATCTTTGTTTATTGTGTCCGTCAGTATGTTGAGCCCGTCGTAGTTGAGAATGACGAACTCATAATCTTTTTTGATAACTTCTACGCGCCGTCCGGCCATTGTGTGATGCGCGACTGCCGCCGTTCGGTGGATGATTGAGTTGCCGATGTCCCGCATCCACGCGCTGTGCATGATCGACAGCGGACAGAGGACGAGCACGCGCCGCACCTCACCTAGCTTCATCAAGTAGTCCGCCGCCCACAACGCGGATAGGGTTTTCCCGGT